AAAGGTTTAGATTAATACAACCTAGCGCATTACAAGAACGAGGGCAAGAGCAAGAGGTAAATATTCCTATCTATAATGATATGGGAGAAGCTATTGGTAAGTCAATGGATATATCAGCATTAAAATTTGATATAAAAATAGTATCAGGCTCAACATTGCCTGTTAATAGATGGGCATACTTAGAAGAATTAAAGCAACTAATGAATTTAGGCGTAGTAGATGATATAGCTGTATTGGCTGAAACAGATCTTCGTAATAAAGAACAAATAGTACAAAGGAAATCAATGTATGCACAGTTACAGGGGCAAGTTCAACAACTTTCTGAAGCGATCGAAGATAAGGACGGCACGATTGAAACCCTTGAAAGACAACTTGTACAAGCTGGTATTAAAAGTAAGGTTATGCAAGCTGAGGTTGAAATAAATAAAAAGAAAGAAGAAGTTAAATCTGGACTTAATAAACAATATGTTGAGACAGAAGGTCAGCAGAAGCTACTTAGAAATGTTTTAAAGAATAATGCTGATTCAAAAAACCAACAAGCAGGCAATATTCTACAAAGTTTTAAAAATAGTTTGGAATCAACTAAAAATGATTCTTAACTTAACGAAATTGGTAAATTATAAATAGGAGAGATACATATGGTTCAATCAAGTGAAGGGACTCAAAGTAACCCTGAAATAGGTATGCAAGGCGATTCATTTGAAGCCGTTGAAGCAACTAGTGATTCAGGCTCTTTAGAGTTTTTTAATGAGATAGAAAATCAAGTCAATTCAAGTGTAATTGACAGCACTGAGGCAACCCAAAGTCCTAACAGTGGCACCGAACAGGTAACCCACAATACACAAGACAATGGCTCCGGAACAGTGGAATCTCAATCTAATAACAGCACAGATTGGGAAAAACGCTACAAAGATAGTAGCAGACAAGCTGTAAAATGGCGTGATAAATATCAGGAAGTCGAGCAATTTGTTCCTGTATTAGACGCTATGAAAAACGATAGTGGATTAGTAGATCATGTTCGTGGTTATTTAGAAAATGGTGGAGCACCTGCAAAATCAATTCAAGAAGAGTTGAAGTTAGGTGACGATTTTATCTTTGATCAACAGGAGGCTATGGCAGATCCAGAATCAGATAGTGCAAGAGTTATGAATGCTCATGTAGACAAACTTGTCCAAGGTAGGGTAGGACAAATGCTAGGAGCAGAAAAAGAACGAGCACAACAAATGGTTGCAGTTCAGAAAAGGTCACAAGAAGAAAACGCTTTTAAAGAACGCAACAATATGTCTGATGATGATTTTACAAACTTCAAAATAAAAGCGCAAGAGCATGTTATGTCATTAGATGATATAAATTATCTTTTGAATCGTGGTGAAGTTGCTAAAAATGTTGCTAAAAATACAAAGAATGAAATGATAAGCCAGATGAAAAATGTACGAGCTATCCCTACATCTGCTAGCGGAGCAAACAGTCAAGGACAGAGTTTATCGCAAGATGACATGGTGTTTAATGCGATAAAAGGACTTGATGATGGTGTAGATAACTTGTTCGGGTAGATAAAATTTCTAAGTCTATCCTGAACTAAACATATGGAGATAGACTATGTCTGATATAAATACAATAGGTGGTAATTCCTTATATAGTGGCCAAGATGTTGGCGTACACACTGGGACGACTACCGATCTAAATACAGGCGCTCTGAGACGAAAGTATAACTTTGGTACTCAAGTGTCTGAATTAGCTCTAGCTCAAGATCCTTTCTTTAGGTTCTTAAGCATGTCAGCTAAAAAACCAACAGATGACCCTTCTTTCAAATTTACTGAAAAAAGATCGTCATATACAAAAAGATACGCTTATATGGCAGCTTTTAGTGCTAGTGGAGCAGCAGCGCCTGCAACACAGTCTGATACTGACCATACTGCAACTGCAGGTTCTAGTGTGTTTACTTTTAAATTCTTTACTGATTATAATTCGCAAGGTAACTTGCAAAATATAGTTGGTAATACAGTAAAGTATGCTGCAGGAACAACAGGAACTCAACCATTATTCTTTATCCCTGGCCAAATAATAAAAACGGCTATAGGCGATACAAGCGGTACTCCTACCGGTTATGAATTATGGAAAGTAAATACAGTTGATCTAGGAACTTCTAATTATGCAATAGTTAATGCTACTTGTGTAAAAGCTGGCCCTGCTTCTTCTGAATTTATGGATCCTAATGTTGATAGTGTTGTAGGTACTGGAGCAGTAGCTGCTGGAACAGCTGCAAAAGCTCAAGAGGATTTAGAGCCTTTCAAATGCTATGTAGTTGGTACAGCTTTTGGTACAGGTACTGGTTATCCTGAAACATGGGCCGATCAGCCATACAGTACTTCATACGGTCAAACTCAGATATTTAAAACATCTGCAGTTATGAATAATACAGATCGTGCTACAGTACTAAAGTATCAAGCTAATGAATGGGCTAGAATATGGAAAGAAAAACTCATTGAACATAAATGGGATATTGAGCAATCTTTACTGTTTTCAACTCAAGCTACAACTGGTGGAATAAATACAACTCAAGGCGCAGTTGATTTTATCTCTACTTATGGTAATACTTTTAGCTTAGCTCTTGCAACTAAATCACAAGATAGTTTCTTGGATGATTTATCAGCTATGCTAGATCCTAGATATAATAATGCTTCTTCAACTGTATTCTTCTGTAATACAGCAGTTTATAATTGGTTGCATAAGTTATCAGGATACTTTGCTAATAATATCGGCATGATTGAGCCGGCAGCTTCATCTCCTGTATCTGGTGGTGCTGGTTTAGGTAGAGCTAACTTTGCTATGACTGGTAAGAAAAAAGTATTTGGTGTTGATATAACAACAATCTCAACAATATATGGTGACATGAATGTTGCACGTAATGTGCACTTAGATGGCACTGATGTTAAGATGATTGGTATTAACATGAAGTATGTTGCTTACAGACCATTAGTTGGTAACGGCTTAAATAGAGACACTTCAGTTTATGTTGGTGTGCAAACACTAGAAAACAGTGGTGTAGATCGTAGAGTGGATCAAATATTAACCGAAGCAGGTATGGAGTTCTGTTGCCCAGAAACTCATGCCCTGTGGACTTAAAAAAGGAGTAAATCATGGCTAATCCATTATACGGACAAAATAAAAATGACAATGCAATAGATTTACTAGAAAACATGCAGCAGGCAGGTTCTTGTGTAAAAATAGAACACGCTTCATCAGCATGGACTGCATTAGATGATACTGCAGATGCAGATACTGCTATATCGGCTATAACTCAACCAGCTGGAACTATTATCAAACATTTAATTATAGTTGCAGATTCAGCAATTACAACTGGTGGAGTTAGTGGTGATGGGCTTGATATAAAAGTCGGCACAGAGGCGGGAGGTGCTCAATTATTAGCACTTACTGAACTTTTAGATGATAATGGAGGAGCTGTTACTTTAGCAGCTAATACTCCATTGTATATTTTTGAGAACAGTCATGGACATGCAGCTAATCAGTTTGTTGTAGGTGTAGGTCCTCATGGAGGACCAGCAACAACTGAAGCTATTACTCCAGCTGCTAGCTTATATAGTGCAACTGCAAGAGAAATCCATGTAACTTTTAACCCAATTGATGATGGTTTAGATGCAACTGGGAATGTTAAAGTTGTGTGTGTATTTCAACACTTAAGTTAATAGTTAAATAATAATAGTCTGCCCTCTTAGTTGGAAAACTTCCTCGTCTAAGAGGGTAGGCGCTATTATAGGATAATATGGCAAGAACTTTTGAAGAACAAGTTGAAGGATTAACAGGTCTTTCCATTGATGGTTCATCGGCTCCTAATTGGAATGAGTTGGGTCAATTTCTTAAAGATGGCGTTAAAGATGTTACTAATAAAGTAATAGGTTTAATGCCTAATAAGAAAATATTCTTCTCTAAAGTAGGTACTGATACAGGAGGAGGAGTTATTATTACTGGAGATGTATTATCTGTTACTAGAAATAATGGTACGAGTGATTTACCTTGCGCTAGAATATCAAGCAATTTAGTGGGGTTAATATCCGACTCAACAAGCATGCATTATAAAAGCGCTCATAATCCAGCATGGTATATAAAAGAAAATGTTGTTAAAGTCGTACCCATAGCAACAGTTAGTAATACAGCTTCTGTTGAATATATAGGTTATGATAATAATATAACTGAAAATAACCTTACTATTCAGTATATGCCAGAAGAATATCATTATTTAGTTGTTATGTACGCAGGTATAAAATCATTAGAAAATAACTTATCTAGCATAGCGTTAACTCTCCCAGCCTCACCATTGATGAATGCCCCTGATTGGGCTGATACAAATACATGGATAAGCACAGAAGAAGATAGTGAAATGCTAACTTCTAGAGTTCAAGAAATTCAAGCTAAAGTAGCTGAATTTACAGCTAGAGTACAAGATTTACAAGCAGAGGGGACATTAGAAGTGCAAAAAATTACATCTGATTATACTAGAGTTCATGAAAGATTAAAAATGCTAGCAGGACAATATCAAGCTTCATTTGCAAGTATGATGGCTCCTAAAGCACCACGGCAAGGAAAAGCATAATGGCTGATAGAATATCATACTCAGTAAGCGTTACTCCTATTGAAACAATAGCTGGAGAAGAAACCTCTGTTACTAATGATATAATAGCTAGTGAAATAGGGAAATCTTTTAGTGGTAATGGCACAGCTACAGTTACAGATTACAGTGGAGCAACTACGGTTCAGGGCTATGCAAGTAGAGTTCAATATTATTTAGAAGCTATAGATTCTGCAGATACAACAGAGATAAGTTCAGAAGCTACCGCCTCATTTGTGTATATAAAAAATACAGGTTATACATTTTCTTCAACAACTGTATTAGGCGGTGCTTTAGACAAATCATTAAAAGTTATGAGTGGTACTACATTATTATCAGTACTATCAGCAGGAGAAGCTATTGTTTTTAAAGATAATAATGCTGGAATAGTTTGCACAGGAATACATGTAAGGACTGTAGATAATGATGGTGGGGATAATGCTAGTGCAGGACATTTAGCAGTAGAATATTTGGTAGTAGACTAATGACAGTTAAAGAAGTAATGGAGCGATTAAGTATAACTGAAACAGGTAGAGCTGTAGCTTATATTAAAGATGGCTTAGAAGAAATAGAGATGTACACTAAAGAAAATGTACTTTCAGGTAAAAAAGGTTCTTTAACTACTTCAAATACTATAAGTTTTAATAATGTAGCTAATGATGATTTTATAGATATTAATACTTGGTCAGGAGCTTCTCTAAGTGCAGGCGATACGACACTGCCTACTGATTGGTCTTTATTCGATGCCGAAGGAGGTGCTACAGCCCCAGAATTTAGACAAGTAGCGGGTATAACTGGGTATGGTCTTCAAATATTAAATAAACATAGTTCAAATTTAAACAATAGGCACTTAGGGGTATATAAAACAATTACTGTTATTCCAGGTCTTTTATATAATGTTCAACTTGATATTAATTTTTCTACAGCATTTGGTAATGTAAAAATTGGAACAGCCCTTGCTATCGATGTAGCAGATGCTGATATTACTTCTGGAACAGGACAGTCTGGATGGAGTACAGTAACATCTACATTTACTCCTACTGCATCTACTATGTATCTAAAATTGTATCTTAGCGGAAGTCAAACAATTGTAGATGATATAGCTACTTTTGATAATATACTTATATATCCAGCATATAATTTAATAGCAGAAAGTAGCAATCTTTTTACAAGCACATCTAACTTTGAAGCTGGTATGAAATTAAAAGTAGATGGATCTACGTCAAATGATACAGATGAAGCAGATAATGCTACTAATGGATATTATACTATAAAAGAAAGAGCAACTAATAGTTCTACTATTACAGTAGAAGAAGACTTAAACGATGAATCAATTTCATCCTTAAATACAATAACATTAACTGCTACAAATCAAAATTTTATGGATATAATTGCAAATAAAAGATATTATCCTTTACCTACCGATATGTTAAGTCTAATAGGTGTAAAAGCTAAAAATCATCAGAATAATCAAAATAAGTATAGAGAAATCCCTAGAATGATTTATAAACCTATAGAACAAGATGTGGATGATATTTAATGGCTAATGTTAAACAATATGCATATTATTTAAGAGGAAGAGATCTAGCCATCTCAGAGATCGACTCAGAGACTTTACCTGATGGAGACACATATGGTGACACTTTATGGAAAAGTCCTGTTACAACAGTAGATAACGGCCTTATATTGGAATATGTTGCTAGACCTAAAGCTAAAGACGGTGGAGATATAGTAGATGAAACAGACGAAATAGATATTGGAGACTTATATATAAAAGCTTTAATTTATTATATAAAGGCTAGAATAGCTGAAGACCAAATGCAATTAGACCAAAAAGAATATTTTATGAAGAACTTTTTTGCTTTATTAGATAGACGAGAAAGTGGGAAAATAGGAACAATAAGAAGAGTTGTACCTCCAGGTATAGCTGCAATTATATAGTTCATTCATGCTCTTGCCAAAGAGCTTAAAGAACATCCGAAAAGGAGATAAACTATGGCAGTAGGACTACACAAACACACGGTACAGGAATCTGTAAACGCCTCTTTAGGACAAGGAGGTTGTCAATTCGTAAACACAGCAGGTACAATTACTCCGGTTTCAGAACATTTATCAAAAGCAATAGTTTATTATGTTAAAGCAAAGCTGGCAAAGGATGCCGGACAGATAGATTTAAAAGAATACAATATAAAAGAGTTTTATAGACTCGCTCATAAATCAAAAACATCGAGAGAATACGGACCGACAATGGTAATACCGGGCTCTCACACAATAAGATAGGAGTCAGAAATGGCAGAAACAAATTTACATAATTACTCAGTACAAGAGAAGCTGAACAAGATGGATATAGACTTGATAGATGTTGAACCTAC